TGATATATTTTATATCCTACAAAATCTATACTTCTACTTTCTACTGGGAATACCTAATAGTTATTCTTTAACTATAGTTTTAAGTTATCTTTTAAATACTACTTTATATCTCTAAGTAGTGTCTACAAAGACTTTTTATCTTTATAAAGTATTACTATATCATCTGCATATCTATAATAATACTTTATGTTTTTATCTTCTTTAACCCAGTGATCAAAGTAAGATAGATATAGATTAGCAAAGAACTAAGATAAGTAATTACCAATAGGTACTCCTTCTGAGGAATCTATTATTTCATCTAGTAACTATAACAGTTCTCTGTCTGCAACTTTTATTCTAATTATTTGTTTTAATATATCATGATCTACTGAAGGATAAAACTTTTTAATATCTATTTTAAGACAGTATTTAGTATTCTCTCTATCTTTCAGATCGTGCTATATCTACTTAAGTACTTTGTGAATTCCTCTTTTCTTAATACAGCTATAAGTCTAAGATATCATCTAATTAATCCACAAAGGTTCCATTATATTCATAATAGCGTGATGTACTATACGATCTGGAAAGTAAGGTAACTTAAATATTATTCTTTCTTTAGGTTCATATAACTTAAAAGTAAAATATTCAGAAGTTTTATAAGTATGATTGATTAACATATCTTGTATCTACTTACAAAATCCTTCTATGTCTGCATCTACTTTCTTTACATCGTCTCTATGAGTTTTATTCTTTCTAGCATTATGATGAGCTAGTTTTATATTATCTAAATCTGTTATCTTCTAATATAAATTCTTAAATTTTTTCATAGTCTGAAATTACAAAGAGCTTTCGATATTTCACTACTAACCCTTAATAAATTATTTATATTTTTTACCAAGTGGTAAGGTCCTTCTCAGTAGTTAGCCATTATATGATATCCTGATAATCTTCTGAAAATGTAATTTCATTGAACTGATATTAGCATTGGAATTACTAACACTATTATTGGAATTAAGATTGAATAGACCTGCTTTACTGCTATTGTCAGAGTTACTACTTTTTTTACTTAAAACTAATAATGCATACTCGTTCTAATTCTAGAGAAGCAACCTGTGGGTATTACTTAACTATACCGTATTGCATAATTAAGTCATTACTCCGCCCACGGGAGATATGTTAATCGAGAACCGATATCAGCAGAGGAACCACCAACACCATGAAGGGAACCAAGAGAGAACAGACCCGCCCTACCGCCATTGTCAGAGCCACCACCGATTAACAAACAGTGTTCTGAAGTATCAGTATTATCCCAGTTATAATCACACCAGTATGTGTTCTCTGAACCACCTGAAACAGACATAGCAAAGAAATCACAAGTAGGTGTAGCCTTAATCTCAGTTTTATAACCACTGCTGACCATTGTACTACTACATAATGGCTTATAACTAGTATTCTTGTTAGTTGAGAATTGGTCAGGCTTCATAGATTTATACCAAGTACGGTAGTCTCCATTATATACACTAATTATATCATCCGTGTGTTTCCATATGTGACCAAATGGATTTTCAATTCCTCTATATCTATTACATTTACGTGTAATAGTAGAAGTATTAGAACCAGATGAATCAGTCTGTTGTATAGTTACTGTGACTTCACCAGAACCACTACCTAGACTATCAGAACTTCCAGTTGGAATAAACGACCAAGTTTGAGCTCCGTTGATAGTTGCTGTTCCTGTAGTACAACCAGAACCTAATCCACCTTGTCTAAATCCTTCAGCTGTTAATGTAGTATTAACTGCTTTTTGACTATTTCTAGTAGCATATTCTACTAAGAATAAATGACATATAGCTCTATGTTCTTCATATGTATAAAGATTCCATTTAGCTTCTCCATCAAACCCATTAGCTCTAGCCCAAGTTCTACCATTAGCTCTAGTAAAGTTAACAGTGGGAATATTTTCTCTTTTACTTATCGCTCTACCGTTTAAATTATATAATTCATATGCGCTAACATATGCTTCTTTATGATGATTCCATCCAGATTTAGCGTGCTGGCATATTTTTAAATTATGTGTTTTTGTATTAAAATTATAGTCATCAGTATACCAAAATTCTGGTATTTTTATCATTATATTTACGTCATTAGTTGCTTGAGATAACGAATCGTTTACATTATGAGAATACTAGCCGCTTGTAAAATTCTCTTTTACAGGAACATACTAATCTTTAAAATGAGGTTGACCACAATTAAAAGCAAATGGTTTCATCATACTCTATATAGGCAATGATCTATGCATATCCATATTACCAATACGGGTACAATCTGGATTAGAAGATGTTTCTGACCATGATACACCATACCAGTCTTCTGGTTGAGTTCCTTCTATAGGAATAGTATCTATATTAGGAAGTGTCGATGTTAGTTCTATATTATAGTTTACAGTAAAGTGATTAATATTCCTTTCTATTCTTTTATACGTAGCTACATTTTCCCAAATATACCCAACGTACCATATTTGTAAATTATCTCCATTAACATAAGCTCTGAGTCTACCTTTATTAATAAAATCAGAACTGCATCTAACTTTATAATTAACAACTGTTGGAGAAAACGAACCAAATATTTCAATATCTCCATACAAAGTTGTGTTACTATAATCAATAGCAGAAACAGCTCTAACTGTAATACCATATTTAATGTATATACTATCTGTAGTAGCAGTATTTCTAGTCAATTCTATTATTTTAAAATATGTATCTTTATCTGAACTAGTTTGTAACGACTTGTTAGATTTATTCTAAGAAAAATGCTCACTGTGGTATCCATCTACCATATCTGCATTCAGATTAGTACATAGAGTAGTAGAAGATACTTGTATAGGTGCAGTGCCATCTGTTGTGTAAGATATTAATCTGCCAGCATGAACCCCTTTCCAATATCCGTCTCTATTGCCAAGATTAATAGAATTAGTTTTAACTTCTACTGGACCAAAATAATCAGCAAGTAAACATACTATTTTTTCAGTACCAGCTCCAAATATCAAATTACCTCCAGCATTATATATTCCTGTTAAAGTATTATTGAATATTACATCTTTATAAAAAGTCTTCTATCCTGTAATAGTTTGCGCGGTATCAAGTGTGACATACTTAGTAGTAGGATCTACACCTAATGCACTAGTTACATTAGCCTTAGTTATACTAATAGTACCACCATTTGCTAATGTTATATTACTACCTATCTTAACACCACCTAATGCACTAGCTGTAGCAGCAGGTAATACATACTTATTAGCTTCAGCTTCAATAGCAGCTAGTTTATTCTTTTCAGGAGTAGTATAATCATTAGTACTAAGACCTTTACCTTCAACTTTATCTACTTTTTGAGTCTACAGTTGAGTAATATTACTATTCAATGTCTCTTCTACACCAGTAGCTCTTTCTACTTCATTTGCTATAGCTGTAGCATTAGCTGATTCAGCACCTTTAGCTCTAGTTACTTCACTAGCTAAATCACTAGTTAGTTTCTATTCTGCTTTCTCTGCTCTAGTCTATTCAGCTGTTACAGTTGTATCTGTATATGACTTAGCCTGTTTAATAGCATTAGCTATAGAACCAGTAGTAGATTCGGCACCATTAATAATAGTAAGTTTATCTTCATTTACTTTTACTCTATTAGTAAGTGAAGATACATTGTCATTAATAGTAGTATCAGCTTGAGTTCTATCAAGTATCTCTTGAGCTAAGCCATCAGCTACTTCTTGAATACTACCTTCAATAGCTGTAGTATCAAATGAACCTGATAAAGCATCCCAACCATCTTCAGTCCATACTACATTAGTACCAGCATCATAATGTTTACCACCTAAGTTAAATGCATTAGTAATATTATATACATCACCAACTACATTGTTGTCTTTAGGTAGAGCTTCAAATGTACTAGATCCTTTTACTTTATAAGCACCAGATAATTTAGCATCTACTTGTGCCTTAGTATAAGTATCAGACTTATCTGCTTTTAATGCTAATGCAGCATTAGTTGCAGCAGTATGATCTGTAATCTTATTATCAAGTTCTTCTTCTTTAGCCTTAGCTCTATTAGTTTCTACTAAGATAGCTGCATTTCTATCACTAACTTCTGTAGCAATAGCTTCTTTTCTATCTTGTACTTCTTTGTTTATAGCATTAGTATGTTGAGTATCTATCTGAGTAGATCTATCAATTTCATTCTGTAAATTAGTACTAATAGTCTATTCAGCAGATTGAGCTCTATTCTTCTCAGTAGCTATATCATTGCCTAATTTAGTTTCAGCAGCACGAGCAGTAGCAGCTTCTTTATCTATATTACTTTGTAAAGTAGCTAAAGACTATTCTAATGAATCTGAATCAATAGCAATACTAATCGTATTATCTTCACTAATACTAACATCTTTACCTGGCTTTAATTTATTAATTAAGTCATTATAATCACCAGATGTAGCTACTGGTTTAAAATCTGGTTTACCAATAATATTATCCCATTGTGCAGCTAGATCACCAGATGCACTAATCACATTAGTTTCTTGATCAATTTCAATGTTCAAACCTGCAATGAGTTTCTTCTAATACTTTGCACGTATATCAGCAAAGGTATCAATCATCTCAGTATGAAGTTCCTATAACTGATGCTGCTTAACAAAGTCTAAGAAATCTTTAGATGTAATGATACCAGCAGAACTTGTAGAGGCTACTGGTATTGAAACAGTTTTATTACTTCCATCATACTTAAACATTACCATAGTAATGCCATTAGGATTTGAAGTATTAAACTGTATATCTTTTATTACATCTTTTACCTCTTCATCATCTACTTTACTATCTACATCACCAATGTTTGCTTTATCATTAAGCAATTTGTTTACCTATGTTTTAGTATAGTAGTTGTTAAGGTCAGGTACACCTCCAGAGGCAGCTAGTCTTACCCATTCGGTTCCATTGAAATATTTAATGCTACCACCATAAGGATTATCAGATAAGTCAACCCAATAGTCTATTTCTTCTGGATTAGGTTGAACAGACGTTGCAAAAAATATTATCCTATTCGTTACCATATGTATTTGTTATATTAAGCTGCTGGAGTTTCTAATGCAGCAACTCTTGTAGTTAATGCGTCAATTAAATCTTTTAAAGCTTTGCCTTGAGCAGCAGCTAAAGCTTCTGTAGTACTAGTACTTGTTAAAGTGTTATTTATAGTCACTTTAGTATCTGCTGTAGGAGGTGTATATCCTAATGCACTAGTCACATTAGCTTTACTAAGACTAATTGTACCATTACTATAAGAAATATTTGCTCCTACTTTTACTCCACCAATAGTTTCAGCTGTAGCTGTTGGTAAAACATATTTATTTGCTTGTGCAGCAATACCATCCAGTTTAGTTTTATATGCATCAGTAAAGTCATTACTGGATAGTTCTTTTCCTTCTACCTTATCTACCTTACCTGATTCAAGTGCAGCAATCTTAGCACTCTGATCATTATCTGTATCATCATTTATTGGTAGCCATTTGCTACTACCTGCATAATACTTAATTACATTACCTTTTGGATCTGCTGATAAATCAACCCAATACTCGAATTCTTTAGGATTTGGAGCTATATAGCTTCTTGTTATTCTTGTCATATACGTATATTTTAATTATTAATTCTAATGTAATGCAAATTGCACTAAATTTTTACATCCATTTGGATCACAATATTGTATTACTGGTCTAGCTACTCTCACTGCACCAGTATTGTTAGTATCAAATACTACACTAATATTATCTGTATTTACTATAGGGTGTATCCAATCTTGACCACCAACAAAAGATAATCTACCCAATGTTCTATTAATAGGTATACTAATTACCTCACCTTCTTTAGTTATACGATGAGGAGTCATATTATACGCATTAGCTAGTTCTGGTATGATGCTGATAGCCGAACTATCCTAATACATAATACTATAAAATATTGTTTCTTTATTCATATTATTATAACGCATTTTAAGGCGTTTTAAGCCATTTTCTTTATTAAATGAACAACTTATCCATTAAACTCTAAAAGCTTCTTAGAAGAGTCTTTTGGCTGGTATACGTCGATGTGTGACCATCCATCAGTATTAGCTTCTAATCTAATAGGGTATTCAAATAATTCAGCATTCTATCTTACTATGTTATTCACTGCATTACTATCTAAATCCTTTACATTAAAATCTATTGCTTTACCCAAACAGTTTCCAATAAATACTACTTTTCCGTTTCTTCTTGTTATTAATGTGGTATTATCATTGTTTACGCACCATACAGTACCCTTATATTTGCGTATAAAATAACTTTTCTCTGAAACTTTAGAAGAATCTTTATTCTGGGTTATAAAAATAGTATAAAAATCTTTTACTATATACTCTTTACCTCTTAAAACATTTTTTACATTCTTTTCGTGTTTCTTTACGCACCGCATACCACATAGAATTGACATAATCTATAACATGTCGATATTATACTCATCTATAGAATAGATAGATATATTTGTGTTATTATTACGTTCATCCAAGTGCCCGTCAAATTTTGCATATGTTATAATCAACTGTTTCATTATATCAGGGGATAGAGAAAGAAACCACATTGGTATTTTTTTATTTCTCCCAATTATTTGACTTACTTGTGCACCAACTGTTGAATTAACATAATAATTATATACTCCAGTACAACCATGTCTTTCATGTGAAATGGAATATTTCTTTATGTATTTCCAGTTTAATTTCGCAAGTATATCTTCTAGTTCATTTTTATCTCTTTCTTTTTTTAAATTAAACTTCAACTCATAATTCCCCTATTTATTTACTCTTCCAAGATAACCATCGGAAATTACAGCCATGCACATACGTAGTAAATTTATATCATAAGTATTAGTATTATCTTTTATACCAGCTGTTTTAAAAAACATTCTTCTACCGTGTACATCTTTTGCTAATTCTATGTGATATTTTTCGCTTTTATTGCTACGCAAATGCTACAAATAAGTATTCCATTTTTCACTTATCTATCTGTTGGTAATTCTTTTATACTTGTTCGCAATACCCTTTACTAGCATTCTATGTTTATCTGTAACTGCGTATGATATGTGTTTATTTTCCGCACAATACAGTTCACCATCATAATCGTATTTAATTATATCTCTTATTGGTTTGATTTCAATATTTTCAGTTTCAATATTCATCGAATATACTAAATCTGTTGGCTATATTGTCTTATACGTTCTCCAACCATTATTAGTAAGTACTTCGGTTTGATCATCAAAACAATGTGCAGATAAGTAAATACTACTTTTACTCTTTACTAACTAACACATATTACAACGCAATCCTCTCTATGAGAATTGTCCACCAACTTTCCAAGTATTAATAGTAATAGGTTTATTGAATATCTTAGTACGTAGTATATACAAAGTACTAAGTAATTCAGTACTAATAAACTACCAAGAAGATTCACCAAATTTAGAATAACAGTGAGGACACACTAATTCCTATATTTTAAAGTACTTACTTACTTCTTTTATTAATTCATTTCTATCCATATAATATTTGGTATAAATTAAATAGAGGTTTCAACAATTATACTACTAGTCTCATTAACTAGTGTGTCCTTCTTATAAGTAGCAGTATCATATTCTCTCTCATCTACGATTACTCCTCTATCATCAACATCGTATTCTAATACTTTATTGCCTAATATGTGGTGCATTGTTGTTGTTTTCATTTCTTTCTCTATTTCTGTACATATTATCTACTAATAAATCAGCTATAACATTTATACCTAACTATTTGCTATCACTGATTAATTGTTCCTACATTACTACTAGGAGCATCTAATAGATGCCCTCTAGTAGTTCTCTATCACTCAATTGTTTAATTTGATTGTGTATATTCATAAAATTAAGTCGGATTGTTTCCTATATATTGTGCAAAACCACCGTAAATATCTACATAGAAATTACCATCATTTAGAGTATCATCATCTGCTAATTGTACACTTATGTTCAAAGCAACAACTCCAGTACTATATGATATTAAAGTTGCATATATTGGATGAGCATTACTACCAGTTACACCTTCTGTTCTAGAACTTCCATATACTCGTACATCACACGGAGTCCAAAAATAACTAGTCCCGCTAGTTATAGTTATCCCTACCGCTCCTGCACCACTTCTAGTACAACTAATTTTACTATTATTAAAATTATATATACTGTGTATACTAGACGATACCACTGCATATGAACTACCGTTATACTAAACTTTAAACTTTAGAATAATACCAGAATCTGAGCAACCATCGTGCGAACAATTTGTAATGAGCCATCCCTATGGAGTACTAACTACGTTTAATATACCGCCGTTATTACCTTTGGCTAAAACTAAAGTTCTTTCATCTGTATAAGTACTTCCTCTACTATCATATGTAACTATGTGCAGATTACCTTCTGTTCCAGTAATAGCTCTAATTGATGGATATTGTCTACAAACAATAGTCATTTCTGTACCATAATTATCTTCACTAACACTTGGTAATATCAATTTGTTTGTATAACCTCCTTTTGCTCCAGTCATATGTATAATTTTAGAATAAGAAGGATTAGCATATACGCTTATTGCATTAGTAGAACTAGTATATAATTCTAATGCCTCCTCCCAACCGTCTGATTGATAAGAATATAACTTACTATTTGAACAATATGTATCACCATATTTAGGATCATCTATATCAGATGAAGATCCATTTAGATGTGTAATATTTAGAAACCTATTTTTAGTGAAACAGTTCTCAAAATATAGATCTTTAAACGTACCAGCCTTAGCATTTACAGTACCAGTAAACGTACCATTAGATGCTCTAAATTCACCAGTACTACTGTTCATGTACAGTTTAGCTGCACTAGATGAACTACCTCCATCACCTGACCAAAATACATTATTAGAGAAATGAAATGCACCTAATACAGCATTATCTGCTAACAATGTATTAATTGCCATGGCACTAACACTAGACACTAATTCCCAGTATGATGAACTAGAACTAGGAGTTTGACCGTATACTCCGCCAGAATTAACAGTCTTAACTAGATATACACCACCTTTGTAAATCACCTAATCTCTAACATATGCATTACTAGGATTTTCATAATTACTTAGACCTATTGATGATGCTGTAGCATAGTAATATCTAGTAGATGAATCCCAAACTCCTCTAAATCTAATATCTGTATATTGAGTATTAGCAGCGGATCCATCTTGTCCATTCTAACCATCAACTACAACTGTAATAGTTGCTGATGCTGCTACAGGATTTCCATTATAAATAGGATACTGAGTAGGATTAAATGCTACAGTATAATAGTTATACTTAGTAGAACTAGATATATTAAATGTAATATTGGAAACACCAGACCAACCACCACCCACTTCAGTACCTTCTGAAGAGGTTGTTGGAGCGTGACTATTACTACCATATATTTCCCAGTAACCAGATACAGAAGACAGACTACCTGTTCCTGTTTTCTTGTATGCTCTAAATGTCATGCTACTAGGTTCATAAGAAGAAGTTCTGGTAAGACGTATAGTTGCTGCTCCAGGAGTAATTATATAAGTAGTAGCATCAGTACCAGGTGTTCCTGGGTCTCCCTTATCACCCTGATCTCCTTTATCTCCATCTTGTCCATCTTGACCGTCTTTACCCCACTTAGTCCAAATAAATCCATCTTTCCAATCTCCCCATTTACCATTTTCTTTCTTACGTGTCCAACATACTTGATATGGTATGCTTTCTGTTACGCTTACTCCATTATCGGTATAAGTGAAAGTAACACCTTTACAAGTCTTAGTAGGTATATAATCATCTTGCTAATAATCACCATTTAAATATTGTGATCCATAAGTAGGAGAAGCTGGATAATATTGCTCATTTCTACTACATAGAGCTGCTTGATCATAACTAGAGAACCTAGCGAATATGTATTCGTATCCATCCCCATCTTTACCTTTATCTGCAAATACAGACCATAAGCCTGGTTGTGAATAATCTCCCCATTTCTAAGTACTCTTATCTTTATATCTTTGAGTTACATATTCATATCTATGTGAATCGTCTACTCCCTATGGATTATCAAACCACTGTGTACCATCTGGTCCAGTACCTGTCCAGTCTGTAGTTTGATTAGAATTTGGTTTTTGAGGATAATTGTCTTTATCATTATTACGTGCGTATAAGAATTCTATACTATTACCGTCTTCACCATCTTTACCATCGGCTCCGGTAAGTCTTATTAACCCAGTCCAAGCAGTTAATGAACCATCTGCGTTTTTAAATCTATGAATTTGCCATACATATTGACCTTCTGGTGGAACCATTTCAGAATCTTCAGACCATCCAGACGCAGCTTGATCAGTAGGTATACTTGGAGTAGTAGCTGATATTTTATATCTATATTGATAATTACCGCCACTTAAACCAGTCTCACCCCATTTAGCCCATATAGCTGGTTTTTGAAACGCTGACCATACGCCATCTGTTTTTTTACGTACACTTACCCATTCAAACATCAAGTTTTCTCTGACTCCTTGGGGATCATCAGTCCAATACATTCCTCCAGGAGAAGTAGTAGTTTGTGCTACACCGTTAATAAACGCCTGAGGACGCGCTTCATCATCTGTATTATTAGCAGCTACAGGAGTATCAGGTGCAATGTTTTCAGCTTGAGTACGATAGTAAATATATTCATAACCGTCTCCGTCCATACCTTTCTCTCCCCATTTAGACCACAATGTTGGACCTTGCCAATTACCCCAATTACCAGTACCTGCTTTAGCCGCTGGTTTAGTACGTTGAGCTACCCATTCGTATTGCCAAGTTTCACTAACACCTTGAGGATTATCATACCAACCATTGTTTGGTTCTGTATAATCATCTCTATTACTATTAGCTGGTAAAGTAGGAGCAGAATTATTTTGTGTAATCTTATATACAAACTCTATATCATTACCATCGTTACCATCTTTACCATCAGCTCCTGTTAAACGGAAAGGTTCTGACCAACCAGAAGTAGACTTATCTGAATAAACAGTTTGTATAGACTGCCATACCCAAATACCTTTTTCTGGATCTCCTTGCGGTGGGTCCATAGTCCAAGTGTATTTATTGTTTGGGTCTTTAGGTGGAACAGTATCACCTATAGGAGTAGGTGGTGGTACGCTTGATTCAGTATATGCAAATCTAGTATACTCACCATCTTTACCAGCTACTGAAGCACCACGGAATCTATTAGGGTCTCCCCATTCTACATTAGGATCATCTACTTCGATAGAGCTTTTAGTAGACATCCATATTGCAGATGCTGTATAATTTCTATGCCAACCGTTGGTAGTACCATCACCAGTAGGTCTATCAGGTATAGCATCGTTATCGTTATATGTAGTCCATAATGAATTAGGTTGTAAATGGAACTATAATACTACTGTCTTTTTAAATGTAGCATTACCTTCACAGTTAATTAACAAGTCTATATGAGGACTATTAGTAACAGATAAAATATCTGTAATTGTGAATATACCATTAGCCATCGTACACTTAAGACCTGTTGCTTCCCAAGTTAAGAAGTAAGATCCTTCAGCAAATACATCTGAATATGATAATTCTGTAGTACCTTTAAAAGCTTGTACTCCAAATGTTAAATTATCTAGCTAGCTATACTTATCTAATATGTTTAATTCATTATCCACAATAACAGATAGGTTGTCTTTAGTAAGATTTACCGAGTAAGCATCCTATCCTTTGAGACTATCTTCTTGTTCTGGAGTAAACTAAATCATAGCACCTGTCATGTAGACATTAGTTAAGTAAGCACCATCCCCATGTAGTACTCCATCATCTGGAGCTCCAGGAATAGTCAACCCTTCTATTTTACCAAATTGTGATGCTATATTAGTCCAATCTATTGTCCAAGTACTAACATCTTTTAAGAATCTTTTATAATCTCTAGTAGAATACGCACTAGATTGTCTTGTCTCATCTAAGAAATTACCATATACTGCAAATTTCATATTAGCAGTAGGATGTTGAGTAGTATTAGGCTTTAGTGAATATCTAAATTGTTTACCCCTTTCATCTAGAATTTCAATAGGAGTAAAATAAGCAGTACTAAATCCCTACATTTTTTCAAACCCACATTCGTCTGTACCTGGAGTAGTTTCATTTACTCCACTAATATTATGCCATATACCTCTACATATATCATTAACGTGTAGCCCACTGTATTCTCCTTCTTCTAGTTTAAGTGTGGCTATCTAGTTTTTAGTATCTACTGATTCAATTGTACCAAAAGCAATGGAATTCCACAATTCACCACTTACTACATCTACTCTGTTAAAACGTAACTCTGGTACAGATAAGAATTCTCTAAGAGTCAAGCTTCCGGCTTCTATATTACCGTGTTCATCAATTATAGCTCCATCTCCAAGTAGTCCTGATATATAATTACCAATAGTAATTCCTTTTTTAGCATATATCATACTATCAGCTATTACACTATTCTTAAATGTAATAACACCCAATGCTGTATCATCGTATAGTTTACTTAAGAATAACTTACCGCCTTCTGATGCTATTAATGCTTTAACTACAGCAGTGTCGATAATACCACCTTCGCCACTAATATAATCTGCCAATACAGCTGGAGATACATTATGCCATGTACCATCACTACTATACTATATTAAGTCTCCTTCTGTAATATAAGTAATGGTAACATCTTTTAAAGTAGATAAGTGATTAATTCTTTCTACTAATGTATCAAGTTCACCAACATTGTTGTTTAATGTGGTTACATCACCCTATAAGCTTCGTACTAAACTAGTTAATTCCCTAAGGTCATCTGTTGTTGCATACTATGCCATTATTTTAATAGTTTATCTATTAGTACTAATAATTTGTGTTTCTCTTCTTCTGATATACTAAACGTATCTCCTTGTTTTAGTATATCTTCTACGTAATTTGAACACACTAAATTTAATATCTATATGCGATCAAAATCTATATTATATTTAGTCATATTGTTCAAATGTTTACCTATTCTATAATTATTTTCTATCATAACTAACAACAACCATTATAACAAGACCTACAAGTTTTACACGGTCTACGACAATTAAATATTCTATTATACTTGCAACATGTGTGTTCGTTAGGTATATCTAATAAACGACATATATCTATATAATACTATATAGCGTCTTCTGTAAGATTATTAACTTTAGCGTAGTCTAACAGTTGAGATTTAAACTATAGCATTAATATTTTTTCTTTTTGATGCTTGTCTAAGCAAGTGTAACAAAAATTAACTAATGTGTTTACTTTTTGATAGTATAGATTCTTTTCATCATATGCTATAGCATGAGCTGTTTCGCTCCCTACTACTGTTACTATAAATGAAGTAGCGTCATATTCTTCTATGTTGATATTTATATTATTACTGTCTGTTTGAGGTCTATCAATAACTATTTCGTGATCTTCATCACTATCAGAATGATAAGTTCTTGACAGTACACTATCTAAGTATACTTTAGTAACTTCAGCTACCGAATCTAATTTAATAGTTAGAAGGTTATTTTCTATCTTCGCATTAATTATTTTCATATCTATAAAATTAAAAAGGCGAAGCCGAGGATAAACCTCAACCTCGCCTGGTTTTTAAATAAAGAAACCGTGTATTATTCTGCTTCACCTGTAATAAATGCCGCAAGAGCCTTAGCGAATACAGAAGTTTTATTAGTAGTATTGTGTTCAATATATACTTCTGTAGTCAACGGAGTAGTCTTAATATACTGATTATCAGGACTCAAATACAGATTATCATTTTCAATAGTAAAGTAATCGTATGTAGAACCTTCTTCAACATTGCGTTTTGGTTCAATTGCAGGATACGCATCTGTGAATACATGACCCTTATAACCCAACATACGTACTTCCATATCACGTACCTGTTTCCAGTAACCTTTACCAGGTTTACCAGCAGTCTTAGTAATAGTTGCACCAGGAACTGCTTCAGGAACATTAGACAATAATGCACCAGGAATAGTAACGTACAGAGAAGCTTCCATAGAAACTACAGAGTATTCATTCAAAGAATTGACTCCTTCATTGTCATCTTTTTCCATTGCAGTTAAAGTTAGCTTATGACTTGCAAATGTAGCACTTACTCTACGATTAGCGTGTTTGTTAATTTTAGCTAAAAGTGCATTTCCCAAATCATTAGCAGTCTCAGTTGAAGCAATTACTTCATAAGTATGAGTAAACTGTCCTGGAGCTTCATATAAGTCTTTATAAACAATGCGTAAAACATATCTGTGACCGATAACAACAGTAGCACTAGTTAAATCAATTTCGATTTTCTCTTGAACTGGTGCAACATAATCACCTTGTACATACGAAGGTTTAGAAGCTTTTTGAATGGCGTTAGAGTATTCTACCATTCTCTTTGTTGCAGTAGTACCGTTGGGCAGAGTAATTGTCATATTATCCCCAGCTACACCTACATAAACAGTAGATGCATTTACTGCATTAGCAGCAGTTGTAATTAGTGCTTTATTCTAGTCAAATAAAGCAACGTCCCCTTTAGCCAAAGCATCTACAGTAGTATAGGCTGTAGGGCATTTCTTTCCGATTAATACGGTATCAACGCGTGTAATCATAGTTTATATAAAAATAATTAATTGTTAGACTTAGCGCTAGTCTAGTTTGTCCTTCTACTTTCCTTATTTCAGATTTCCAGGTCAGACAAACGCATTAATTTATTTGTTATTCCATTGAAGCAATTTCGTTGGAATAAGCATTATAGTGCTACATTGGTTTAGTAGCAAGATAAATCTAGATTGCCATTTTCACAATTTCCATATGTGTATGTTCTGGCAAATCTGTATATTCGGTATTAGTAATATTACTTGAATTAATTTTAGATGGCTTAGCTAAGTATGTAAGCTCATATTCGCTTACTTTATATTTACCATCTGTATATAATATTACATTATTATCTTGAATTAACTTTAAAGGTCTAGCTTGACAATATTTTAATTTGTGTTCAGATAGTGAATTACTTAATTGTCTATCTAATGTTTCTATTGTAGACTCTAGAGTGTCAGTATATTTTGTTATATATTCTCCTCTTTCATTAACTTCCCAGCATTCGTTTAAATTACTTGGTTGTATGCCAGCTGTATCTCCAAGTAATAACACATAGTCTTCTGGTAACTCTACAGAATAAGAATTGCGATCACCTTTGTTAATTGAATTTGCAGTATATTTCTTATTTTTAATTAAAGTACGCAAATCATCTATACGTTTTTCTGTCTATTCAAATCCTTGAGCTTTAAAGTTAATACCTGAGTATCTTGTTTTATAAAATTTATCAATCGCCTCATTAATGAATGATATAATAGTGTCTGAGGATAGCTTATCCTTAATAACTAAATTAGGATCCATTAACTATAGCCTACGTTCAAACTCGATTTGAAATCCACGGTCTGTCATAATCATTCATCTATTTGGTTCAACTGTGATTTAGTCTATATTCTCTTAGACTCAATATCTTCTAATGCTAGTTCTACAGCTCTATTAATTACTTCAAACTGCATATACTCTGGTATTTCACTCATACCATCTGCTGGTAAGTTCTCTATCTTAGTAGGGAACTTAACATAAGTAATATCTACAGAATAACTATTACTACTCATAGCTAAGTAATCATAATAGATATATAGAGTATTATCTTCTATCACAGCTACTGGATCTTCTATCCAAGGATTATTATTATAAGTCTTCTTAAATTTAGTAGCGTCTGCATGATCTATTAGCTTTATGGTAGCTTTTTTGTTATTGAAGTTTAATACAGCATCTACAAAGAACATTCTGTCACCATTAAATAGATTAGTAACATAACATCTATTTGAGTCTGTTTCAGTATTAGCAATAACATTTGTATCTGTATGTACTAACTTTTCTAAGTCGTGAATACGTTTTACAGATCCTTCAAAGCTAGTTTTTAAGTAGTTATTACCAGTAAACTTGTTACTGATTTCTTGGTATAAACCTTGATCTAACCAGTAATCTATTTCTTCTGGTAAGAAAGCAGGACAACCCCCAAAGGCTACGCTTTGAGAGTTCTTGTCCATTGCTACTTTAAAATATGAGTGAAATTGTTCTCTAGTCATTATTTAGATTTTATTTCAGACATAATACTTAAGTAAATATCTTGATTCTTTTTGTCTTTCAAATATGCAATTACATCTTCAAGACCGTTACCAATAAGATCAGTACCAAAGTAATATGATGCTCTGTTCTTACGAATAATATTTTTACTTAAAGCTTCTTCAATTACAAAGTTAATTTCTTTATTAGGATTATCTACCCAAATTCTAATAAATCTTGCTGGATCAGCTTCTACGTTTTCACCAAGTCTGGCTTCAACTAATTCATTAGACATAGTATCAGCTTTAATTCCAAGAAGTCTAAGACATTTGCGCATATCTTCAAGACTCATCTTATCCAGTGCTCTATAAGCATCACGTTTAACTTTGTTAGCTTTATTAATTTGTTCTGCTTCAGCTTCTTTATTTATAAGTACATAATCAGTAGATGGAGTTACTTTATCAATGCCATTTGCTACTCTCTTATGTCCTAATAGGAATAAATATTGCAATTCTCCTTCAGGTCTATCAGTATTAATTACTAATTCTTTCTTACCAATCTTAATTGCAAATGTATCCCAAAATGTGCTATCAGGATCTAATTCTCCTTCAGCTTTACCCATTTTCTGTTCTAGTTCTCTAGCTTTATCTTGAGTTAGACCTGTGTAACGGCTGCCAGATCTTGTCCAATATGAACTCAAGTAATCAAAGCAGTTGGACCATTTAATCAATCCTGTCCAAGGATTTACTTTTGTCATTCTAACGATTACTTCCATAATTATAAAATTAGATTATCAAGTTAGACAGCAATAGCTGCAATTTCTTCTTTTTTCCATATAAATTTAACTCTCCAGTCATTTGGATTTTTTAAAGGCTTCTTCAATTGACGCTCTATTGTGTCGCCATTTATACCTGTTTGTCTTGCAGCTTCTGATACAGATTCATATTTAGCTATAAATTCTCCAGTTTTAGAAAACTGTAATACAGGAATTGCTTTTGCTTGAATTGATATTTTTTTCAAATGCTCTCTTTGTTTATCTGAACATTTGCCAATTCGTGCTTCAGACATTTTCTTTTTAGTTTCTTCTGAAATTTTTCGCCCAAGCGCTTTCTGACGAATTTTTTCTTTAGTTTCTTCAGAATGTGTTCTGCCAAATGTTCCATCTCCGCCTTCTGTAAGATTGTATCCAATATTTCGATCTGTTGAATTAAATTTTTTAATCCAGAATTTTTCTTTTTCTTTTAGTTCTTCATAAGTTTCAGCAAAGTCTATAATCTCTAAAGTGAAATTATCTTCGCCATACTTAGCCATAGAACGATGGATCGGAGAAGGTTCTCCGATGCGAGATTCATACCAATGATGTCTATATCTCGCACCAGAACCTTGATTTGTTATACCTATATATATTTTCCCAGTTATTTTATTTGTAATCTTATAAACCTCATTACTTTTCATAGTATAATTTTTTCAGTTATACTATTATAACGCAGGGAACATAATTAGGTTATAATTCTTTTAACTTATTATTTTAACTGATTATTGCTGTGCGTCCATGATCAATTCTCCACATGCACGGGGGTCTTTCAACATAATACCTACTTCACCTAAGAAGTGTACTGAGTAACCATCCTTAGCATTAGAACGAACTTCTGTATTAGAGTGAGCGTAACCAGCAGGAGTTACAGAACCAGCTGTACACCAGTTAACGAATTCACGATCTTTACGAACTACTTTAACAATATTGGCTTCACCATCACGACGACCCAAATCCAAGAATGTCATACGGTAAGATTCCAACGGTTTCAAAGTAACAGGATGCAACTGACGATTGTAAGTAGTATTGTCATACAACGGGAAATACTTCAAAGTCAATTCGATACCATTAGACATAGCGTAAGTCTTGAACTGACCACCGAATTTCAAGTTGTCACCAGAACCAGTTACGAATACTGTGTCGATCAAGTTCATGTTAGCCATCTTTTCTTTAAGTACACGGTCAAATTCACGCATACCCATTTCACCTGTCAATGCAACGAATTTACGTTCATTAGTACCAAGTACATTATAAGACAGATCAAACAAGAAATCTTCCAACAGTTCTGCTGTTAAACGAGTATAATAACGTCTATTAGATGGAGCAATCTGTTCCAACAAACCAGCACCAATAAATGCAGGACGACCGTTCTTACCTTTCAGGTTACAAGAACCATCTTTATTTACATTATTCTGATTGTATACCAAAGCTCTTTCAAGACGTTTGTACCATTCGCGCATTGCAACCCATTCCTGGAATGTAGACCACAAGTAAGAAGTTTTGCCAGTTTTAGGATCTTTCAAAGCTACTGCCATAACTGTAGAGAAAGCAGAACCTGTAATATCATAAGACAAACGTACTGTAGTCAAATAATTACGCATTTTGAAATGAGTGTTGTAGTTCAGGATATCAGCCTCTTCACTGTATTCTTCATAAGCAGAAGCCAAACGGTTTACTTGGCAACCAGAAGCTAAAACAGCAGGGTCAATATAAGAAGCGGGACTACCATTAGATACAAATACTGTATAAACATACAGGTTGCCATCTTGATACGGAGCATCCTGAATACGTGCCTGACTCTTATCATCAAATTCGATAGTAGCACCAGGACCAAACCATGCATCTTCCAACCACAAAGTAATAGGAGTATTACCCAAACCTGGAGTAGAATTTTCACTAATTGCAGCACCATTCCATTTAGCGTCACGAATTGTAACAGCTCTATCTTGGTCGATCATAACACCCCATTCAAATGAAGGCTGATCAATAGTCATTACATTTCCAAGACCACCTGTCAACATATCAAGAGAAGTACTGTAACCATTATCTTTAGTACCAAATACGTATGACAGGATAGTAGATACCTCATAAGGTCTTTGCTGAGAAGCGAGACTAATCTTATTAGTGTCGATCAAATCAGAAAACCATTTACCTTTGTATAATTGGAGGTTATTAAGAATATTATTATCCATAAAATACTAGTAATTTAATTTTTTTATTTATATAATTAATTATTATGATATACGCAGTTGTCGTGCAGCTGAGAACCAAATTGGATCATCATCAGAACCCGTAGCTTGTTTTCTAGATTTAGTAGTAATACTACTAGATTTTAAACTTCGTCTAAACTTATCAATGGCTGAATTATTTCCTTCACGTTTCGCAGCTTCAATAAGCTTATCAGCATTCATTGTAAAGTATGCTGATTCTATGAGATTCTTAACACCACCCTTAGCATAGTCCTTTTGGTACTTTGTTTTACCGTCTGTGTCTGGCTTAAGTATATAATCCATTAAAACCTTTTTATCTTTTTCAGGGACTGTAATACCACGTATATTCTTTAAGCCTTTTATTTCGCTAACAACGTTATCATAGAATTGCTGTTGTCTCTGTAACTATTCACGATAAGCCTTTTTCTGATCCTCTAATAGCTGTTTCTTCTTTTCCTCTTTAATCTCTTTCAGATCTTCTAAAGCGTCTTGCGCTTCATCTTCAAGTAATCCAGCTTCTTCATATCTACTTACCAACTTATCAATCTTCTTAGTAGAGAACCCTTTTTCTTTAAGTAACTGTTTTACTACTAATTTCTGATTAGCTTCATCTTCAATATCAATATCATCTAAATCTAACTCAGCATCAATAGTCAGATACTTCTTTAGATCTCCACCTTGCTTTACGAAATTATCTAGTGCTTCAACTTCTTCACTAGAGTATTCAGGCTTACTATTTTCTTCAATGACATTTTGGAAGTAATTAATTAACTCATCAACACTTTTGGGTTTATCTTCATCTTCTTCAAATTCCCAATTAAGTTTTTCAGCCATAGCATCAAAGAAGTTAGTAACAACATTTTCTTCATTGTTATCTTCAATCTCTTCTTCCTCTTCTGCTTCTTCCTCAATGGTTTCTTCTTTACGAGGTCTACCAGGCTTACGTTTTGGTTTATCTTCAATATCTCCTTCTTCGATTTCTTCTTCCTCAGTACCTTCCTCTACTGGATTTTCTTTCTTATTCTTTACTTCGATATTGTTCTTTTTAATATCTTCCAATTCTTCATCGTCTAGTGATTCAAATTCATCAGCATCAACATTAACATTTTCATCAATATTTGAATTTCTAAAACCACCATCTGGATTAGGGATAAAGCTATCTAATACAGCTTCAAATCCACCTAATGTCATTTTTTTATCCATAATTAAAATATTTAATTAGATTTATTTTTTCTTCTTTTTACCTTTATTCCATTTAGCAGCATTCTAAGCGAATATTGCTCTCTTTCTTGTCACAGGATTCTTACTATGAGTTAGTTCTTCAGTTGTCTTTCCTGTCTTCTTTTTAGTTGCATTGAACTTACCTCTATTTTCTGGCTTTATCTTTATCTTCTTCATAATTCTAAAATTGTTTATTTACTATTGGATAAGTACCAAGTAAAGGTATTTTATTAAACCATTTTGTATACTATCCTGGTGTAGCAAATTGAAGATAAGCAGCTTCAATAGATCTCATATCTTTAGGTAACGATCTTATAGCTTTCTTAATCTATCTAGAAGTTACCTTATCTCCTATATTATTAATCATACCATTCTTAAACATATACTCTCTAAGAGTATTCATATAAGATTTCTATTCTGTACCTTTACTATAATAATCAGTTTTATCTGGAAATAATGGATTCTTCTATTTTGATAAGTCTCTTTTTAACTCTGCAAACATAGAGTTGCTATAATCGGGATTTGAACTTTTAGCTAAATTAAAATCTACATAGTGTCCTAATTCATGTCTAGTAGTAGGGTAGTCTATCTCTGTAAGATTTCTATTTATCTAATACTCAAAATCATCATATCCTGCTGGTTGTCTTCTAGTAATATACCTATTTACAGCTGCATCTTTAGCCTACATTTTAGCCTTAGCATCTAACTATTTTATAACAGGATTAGGTAAATTCCAATAATTAGTATTATACTAATTAATTATATCTTCATATACTTTAGCGTAATCATCGCCATATGTATTCTAAATCTATCTAGCTCTTTCCATATAAGCTGGATTAGAATATAGATCTTCAATTATTCTATTTCTAGATTCTATAGCATCATCATATAATTTATATGTACGAGCTTTATCTTCAGCTTCTCTACGGAACAAACTATTTATTTTATCCTACACAGTTCTTCTTACTTCTGGTACATATTTAGAAGAGTATTTAGTTAATCCTCTAGCTACATTAGATACTGCATTACCTGCTAATTTAAATACTGGATTAAGTAAAGCTCCTTCTACATATAAACTACCTAATGGATCTGAATTTGAAACATAACCTGCACCTGGGTTATATCCATATGTAGGATTATATGGATCTCCTTTAGGGTCAAAGTTAGTAATAGGTCTTTCACTAGTATTTTGTGGTGGATCTTCATCTACAATACCACCATCTGCATACTTCTTCCAATCCCAGTACTTCAGCTAGGGATTATTCTCCCTAGCCTACTTATACTGTTGCATTCTCTATCTAAATGCTTCACGTTCCATAATTATTTACTTTTCTTTCCACTTTTAGATGACTTTTTGCCACCTTTCTTTCCACCGCATGCCATAATTATAAATTTTTAATATAGTTAAACCAATTTTTCTTATTCTCTCTATAGGTCTTTTTACGATTTTTTATTTTATACTTATTCGTATTAATTTCATAATCAGATTTATCTTCATTTGCGTATGCTTCCATTTCATAAGGTATTGTATAGTATGCAGAAGATGCTGGGTAAATAATAGGATTGCCTTTGATCCACTCCCATACATAATCAGCGTAATACTTTAACCAACTACCCTTATTCTCAGCCTACTGTAAATGTATATTTTCGTGATTCCAAGTAGTAGTTTTAATATTAGATTCTTTCTTTTTAGTTAAAATATACCCGCACCAACTCATGGCAGAGTATCCACTAAAAGGATAATGATCCATATGTTTATACTATACTTTATCTTTATTCTTAGTAGTAGTAAATAATTGTTTTACTAACCACCATGTTTCTTTAAACCAGTTCATAGTTATTTAGATTTAGATTCGCCTACTACTTTATTTCTCAAAGCTGTCTTTGCCTTTAGTTTCTCACGTTCAAGTGCAGCTTTATCAGACATACGTTGTAATTCCGTTTCATGCTTCATTCTATCTTTTTCAAGCTGTATCTTCTTATTTTCAGCTTCTCTCTTTTGCTCTATTTCTCTACGCTTATTGTTAAGTTCTAATTGTTTAGTAGCAATATCAGAATTTATCTTCTACTGTTCTAGAGCTTGTTTTCCTATTTCAATTGGATCAGGAATTCCGTTCATATCTTGATCCATATTCTCAGCACCACGATAAGCATTGAGTTGTGCAACGGTGATTTTAGTAGCATTGTCTTGATCTACTTTATATTTTTCAAGATCCATTTCAGCTTCCTTAAGCATAAGCTCTTCTTCTTTAAGCTGATTCTGTTGTTCTGCCATCTGCTGTTGAACTTGTTGTTCAGCCTGTTGTTGCTGCTGCATCTGTTCCATTCTTTTCTGCTCAATTTCCTCAAGTCTGTTCTTAATCATACTCATATTATCTAAAGTAATGATTTCAGCAATATCTAATAGACTAGCACCATTCTACATAGCAGGTTGTAACAGTTGCTTTAATTGATCTATATACTGTTGATTCTTAGTACTATCATCTACAAATATATCCATATCTTCATAGAAGAAATTATCAGATAATTGTACAAATGCTCTAGTGGCATCATCCAATATATAATTCAAGTATCTCTTACTATCTTTCCAAGCTGCTTTAGAAGTATTCAACAACATAGTTAATACTCTTCTCTTTACCTAATTGTGATTCCAGAACCAAGGTTCAGTAATATGATAAGACATATTAACAGCAGTATTAGCATTACTTACTAATTCACTAGCAGCAATCTGTCCTTGTCTTTGTGGAGTAATACCAGTAAGCTTAGCTACCATATCTTCAATCTTCTGCATTAATTGAATATACTCAGCTATTACATTACTCATAGTTAAGTCCCAAGAAGATAACTAGTTGAATTGAGAGGGCTTACCTCCTTCACGTCCTGGTATATCCCATCCTTCGTCATAAGGATTAATAAAAGCTACACCTAATGCACTCAAGTAATGCATCCACTTATTAACATCAATATTCATAGATTTAGGTATCTAAGTAATATCCATTACTGCTACTTTACCTTTATCTCTAGATAATGCTAATTCAAGTCTATACCATACTACAATATACATGTACTGTAATGGTTTCATCATACTTACTAATGATCTAGGCTTACTATTAGTATTGTTATACACTACACCAGTGTAAGGTAATTTCTATGAATTAGGATTATCAGCAGATATATGTTGATATTCAATAGGCTGGATCCCTATGTACATATCATCACCGATTCTATATCCTTCCCATACTTCAATAATCCAATCCCATTCTACAGATTGTTCTGTACCTGTTACTTTGTAATCTTCATCTACTTGAAATTCTTCAACTTCTCCAGTTTCTGGATTTAGTAAAGTAACAAATCCTATCTTTTTGAAAGACTTCCAACAGCAATGATATACTACTATATGATCTATATCAAATGGATTATCTGTAAAACTATTAATCTTATGTAGCTTAATAGATTCATAATCTATACTAGTCTTTCTTATCTCTGGATTATTACCTGCTCCGGGTCTTTGATCAATAAGTTCTAGTAGTTCATTCAATTGTCTTTCAGACATTTTATCATAGAATCTATCGTATATTTCAGTAGCAGACATAATCATCTTTCTACGACACCAAGCCGCATCATCTATGAATTCTAAGTCTAAAGAATGCTCATAATCAAAGTACATAGGGTTTACTCTTTCTACGTAAGGATCGCCATTAATTACACCTATATAGTATATTTCTTCCCCACCTATTAAAGCGTCTTTCCAACCTTTATAGAATTCGTGGGTAAGATTCAACTTCCTCTTTAGGAATTGTAATGCGTGATAAGCTTCAGTTTCTGCTATATCTTTATAATCTTTCTATAGATACTTAGCTATAGCTTCTGGAGTCTAGATTTCTCCTGTAGCTAATGCTTGTTCATATCTGACTGCTTGTTCTGGACTTAACTTACTAGCTATAGTAGCCTGAATATAATCCATTAGCATTTCTTTGGCTTTTTCCTGTAGTTCACTAGCAGCTATATCACTTGTACGTTGTGGATGAAAATTAAAAGGTCTTTTAGTTTCTTCACCAAGTAACTAATCTACATATGGTTTGATGATATTATAATCCTATGCCATAGCAGGAAATCCATCATCTTGTTTAAATGGATTAGTTACATATTTAAGATCCTTTTCATTATATATGCTATTATATAAATCATAGTAAGTCTACATCTCGTCAGATCTAGATCTACCATTACCACCAAATCCTGAATCTCCAGCGCCTACTACATAGTCTACGCAGGCTTCTTTCCAGGCTTGTGTCTTCTTTGACATTGGTAGTTTCTGTGCAGGGAAACTTTTAGTATTCTTCATAGTTAAAATGTATATACATTATCATCATTAGAAAATACTCTAGGAGTATCGTCATTGAACCAACTCTGCGCAAAAATTGGTCCATCAAAGAGCATCTTCTATTTGTTTTCTTTTTCTTTCTTTTTAACAACTACATTATATAGTTGTTCTCTATATATCATAACCTACATCAACGCCATCACTCGGTCAAAGTTACCTGTATCATTATAGCTTATTAGCTCTTCTAATAGCGGCTCTGATAGTATTCTAGTTAGGTTCTTCTTACCTGGTGCATACTCTTCATTTAACCATTCTTTTATCATACCTTCACCCCATTGCTTTATCTACTTATTCATGTGACAACCTTTTCTTCTTTGTACTTTAGAATTACTAACTATATCATTAATAATATCAGGTTGATCAGCTAATAAGTAATCGCAATGCTTAGCGGTAAAGTAAGGGAATAAACCTTTGCGTTCATTTTCATACATTATACGTGCATTATAGTATAATGCTAACTTACGTAGATTCTCATAGTACTCTTCAGCTGTTGCAGGTCTACCAGTATATTCAGCTACTATAATATCATAATACTCTTCAAAGTTCTAAAACCTCTTATATACAATAGATGATCCTAGTGAATTAGTACCAGACTAATCATGATCATAAGGGTCTACACCTATTATATATAATCCAGCTGTTGCATCTTTAGCTGGATGTTCCCATATAACTATTGAGCCAGTAGGATCATCGTCTTTACCAAGTGGATACTTGGTAACATCGCCATGTTTCTTAGGTATCCATTTGATACTACCAGATTCGTCAAATATTAAATCACCTACTTGTTTATGATTCTATAACTAAGTATTAGTACGAATAAGTCCTAATTGCTACTATAGTTCTTTTTTAGGAAATATATTACCACCAAATTCTAGACACGCTTCTTGTGGAGTAATACATCTTTCAGCTACATATCTATCTATAGTATTAGTATTAGTAGCATTTTCTATTACTTTTCTACGTTCAGATAATGTATATTCTAGAGCTAATTTGTGTAATGTATTTCCATCTTTATCCATGTAAAGACGGTTTCCTTTTTCATCTCTAATATCATTATTAGTATACTGCGGAATAAAAAAGCCACATTTTTTGTTACTAGTATGTTCGTCCCATATATTATCAAATCCTAAGCAGTTATATCCATCTGGATTATAGAACATGTCTTTTAATGTTTCAAAATGGCTACCTTCGTCACCGCCTGTCCCAAAAGCTATCATTGTACCAAAAGCTACATCGTCTTGTTCTACAGATGGTCTAGCAATTTGCCACGCAGCTCCTAATTCTGGGCACGAACCCGCTTCTTCAAATATAATCAATTTACCAGCTTTACCACGTACTATATCAGGATTATCTTTCAAAGTAACACCAATAATCTCTGACTTGTAACCCATTTCTACTTCTTTACCAAATTCATCCTTAGTCCAGAATCCAGCTCGTTTACGCATAGTACTGTTAACAGATCGCTTCTTACCCCAAGCTGTATGCTTATCTATAAAGTCCATATAGTCCCAAGCTTTAGTAAGAATACCATCTTCAGTAAGATACTACTTATTAGAAGCGTATATATACGTCTTAGTACCAGGCAATAGGTAATAGTTACGACAAGCCATCGAACCATTTTTATATGAATAACCTTTACGACGTGACTTAAGTACACACATATGTTTACCTTGCTCTTCAGCTTCCTACATAGCCTAGAAAAAAAAGTAATCGTAATCGTAGAAGTCTGGGAACTATAATTCACGTTTTTTTATTACTTTTGTAGTACCGTCTGGTTTATTTTTTATTTCATGCACAATACGTTGAATAGGACAAAAGTTAATATAAAAATAGTTATACCCAGTGATGTAATCTCCATCCTCTGCGGTATAACCATTAATGCAACGATCTTTCTATTCGTCCCAGTATGTGTAATATTCAGTACAGCCAGCAGGATATTGACAGTACTTTCCAGTTTTAATAAATTCTAGTGCTGGCTATCTAAATTTATTAGAATTTTTAATTTTTTTATTGAAGTCTATCATGTATTTTATTTTTTAATTCATCTATATTACACTTATAATAGTGTAGTTTTCTATGACAGTTAGCGCATAATATAACGCATTTATTTATTTCTTTGTTTATAGTATCAGTAGAATGAGAATTCATATGAGATAGAGATTCATATTTGTCATTTAAGTGATGAAAATCCAAGCATGCTACATCAGATTCTCCACAACATATGCATTTGTCTTTAAATCTTTGTATATATTCATGTGTGTTGTTTCTTTTTTCTTTAAGACAATTTTTACAAATGCATATTCTATTTTTTATAGCTTTGTTTTTTAAATCAGTTTTATAAAAATGTTTTTCGGATAGTTCTTTACCACACTTAGAACATCTATATACATTATTTAATTCTAGAGAATTTTTATATGTACTTTTTAATTCAATATTATCGAAAGAACAATTAGTAGTATTTCCATCTACATAAAAACAATTTTCATTAAGAGCTTTTTCTCCAAACTTTTGGTAAGCTTGAAGTTTAGATACATATACTAATTGATTTCTATTTATGTGGAATACCAGTAGGTTTCTATTATTATTTTTCTTTTTAAGAAGAATTTTATTTATAGGCTTATTAAAAAGGGTTACAGAGCCGTCTTTTTGTACTCTGTAACCCTAGTCATAAGCGATTTTGGTTGTGTACACTTTATCCATAAATCAGCTTTTTTAATTGGTCCCCCCGCTCAGATCCGACTGAGTACTCCAGTTTTAGAGACTAGTGTATTAACCACATATACTACAGGGGAGTATGCCAGGGAATATTTAATGTCTGTCCCTGTCAGACCTCTCTATCAGTTCAACGAGATTATTTCTTAAACAAACTCTTTAGCCAATAAATAGTACGCTTGATAATACCTTTCTTCTTAGGTTCAGCTACTGCTTCTTTCTTATATTCTTCAATCAAAGACTCACTAGCTTCTTTAACTGCTTTATTTGCTTTTTGTTTGTTATCAATTTCTTTCTCAAGCACATCACAAATCTCTTCAGTGCTATTACATTTTGTTAAATCAAGTACTTTCTTCATAGTTTCTTTATTTTATTCATATAACGTACCTATTAATTTATTGTTATAAACTTGTGTATAATTTGCACAAATTAAGCTAATTCATAAGGATTAATCTGAGCATCTCCACGTACTTTAGTAGTACTAACTTCTTCAGCTTTAACTGCTTTTTCGAGGAAATCTAGTGTCTGAAAAGTAGCTTTTACTTTTTCCATACCAGCTAATAGATCTTTAATCTTCTTTTCATCTAGTTGCTCTTCTAGAGAATCTTCATAATACTTACTAATAGTATCTACTTTGTTTCTCATACTATCAAGCATTCTTAGATTTCTAGTATATATTAGCTTCTTATAATCATCTTCACAAGACTTTTCTTCTACTGTAAGATTATAATTCTCATCACCAAAGTATAACTGCTTAAGTTTCTTTTCTCTGATATCTGGTTCTAACTGAAGTACATATGGAGATTTAAAATACCACATAAGTACTATATAACTTATTACATTTGTAGCTTGTGTCTTATCTGGCTTATCAGCCTCCCATAACTTTTTAAAGAACGGGAGACCTAAAGCATCAGGGTGTATTACTACTTTACCACCATTGATATCAAATAGTTTCATCGTATAGATTCGCAACAATCACAGCATAAATTTTCATTATTAATTTCACTTTGTTTACTAGCTTTGTATTTTTCTAGTCTTACAAAGTAATCTTCAAATAATTTTCTCGGTACTAAAAAATATTCTGTTTTATTGTATCTATCTTCAATACCATAAAAACTGATTATTATATCTCCAGGTTTAGCTGTATATTTATGTTCACCATTAATATACACTTCGCTCTCTTCTTTTATATAATATGCATTTCTAAGAAGGCTATCAGACCTCAATAATGCTGGATTCAAATTGTTATCTAATTCAATAGGATAACATTCATTACTCATTAAAACTTTCTTCATAATTACTCAATTACTTCTTCAACACTAGGTTCAAAATTCTCTGGCATAAACTCCTCAGGATGCTGAGCTCTATATTCTTCTTCTGCTTTAGTATTAGTAATAGCGTCTAATAGTTGATAGAATTTCAATTCTACCGCTTCTTGTTGTTCAGCAGGAATCTGATTAGTGATTAATTTATCCATTAACTCCTTCATTACATCCTCTGTGAATTCTCCTTGAACAATATCGGTCTTATATCTACTGTCACCGATAACTACTTCTATAAAACTTCCAACGCCTGATGCACTCACTGGAGTAATTGTAATATTAAGTTCTTTCATATTTTTATTATTTATTTTCATTATTTTGTTCTGCTGTAACTTCTCCAAATCCTTTTTCTCCTCTTTCAGTTTCATTTAGTTCTTCTACTAAAGTAGGTTCTAATATAGAACAAGGCACAATAACCAATTGAGCAAATGGTTCATCTATAGTATATACTGTAGGAATAGCATCTGTAGTTACTTTAAATTTAGCCATTAACTCTCCACGATATCCAGCATCTATTAAACCTACTCCATTTGTTAAAGCTATAGAACGTTTACTAATTGAAGACTTCATCATAAGTAAACCACAATATCCTTCAGGAATCTCTACTGCTAAATCAGTATGATATACAAGTACTAACTTTCCGCTATTATCTACTTCCTGAGTAATACGAGTAGCATACAGATCCAATCCAGCATCTCCTGCTGTGGCTCTAGTAGGCAACTTGCCTTCAGACTTTTTAATCTCTTCTGTACCGTCTTCTTTCTTTACTGAGTAATCTAACTTTTTAAATTTCAACTGTTCCATAATTCTTTTTCTACTTTTCTATAACCCTCTTCTAAAACTTCTACTATCTCTTTAATTATTTCATTCTTAACTGTACCAATATTAAGATCTTGTGTAACTTCTTTAGAGTGTACAATTCCATGAGTAATACCTTCTTCATTTGTACGTATTAAGTGAACGTGTAAAGTAGGATTACCGATACGATTTTTATTTACATCTATATCCTATGTTTCCCACCAAATAGCTTCTAAATTATTCATCTTGTTCAATATCTTTTGTATTAATACTAATTGCTTTGCCATGATGAAATCCCCAATCTAAGAATACTGTATTACAAAGTACATGATCTATATGAGGTAGTCCACTTTCAGGATCTATTAATTCTCCTTTGTCTATAGCAGTAAGATGTCTTAGTAATGCTGCTTTGTATCTTTTCCAAAAATCTGGAAGGTTTTGCCAACTGTTATCTGAGTATTTCTGAGCTCCGTAAGTAAGTACCTTACCAATGTTTTCAACAATATCTAATGGAACTAGATCCATTCTTACTTTACCACAATCATATTTCTTACCATCATTCTCCATCTTCAATATACTTATTAGTTAAACAGTTGTACAATCCTTTTATCTGTAACTGCCTAGTTTCAATGCTGTCCGTATCTCTCAACTTAGCTAAACCTTCTAGAATATCATCCATGAATTCATTGTATGTTAAGGAATAGTTATTGATCTTCTTATCTGCAACTTCCATTAACTCTTTTAGCTCTTCACTGATATTAGATCCAAATTGTTTAACGTTGTTTTTCTCAAATTCCCATAGAGCTAATGAATCTTCTTTACTCTGTCTTTCCATATTCTTTCATTACTTTAATAAAACATCCAGCAGCCCAGCCAACTAAATACGCATACCCTTCGTTACCACCACCTGAGAATTCTTCTCCATTCATACCTGTAACTTCAAAGTAATAATCAGTTATGTGAACTGATTCGTGTGCTATATGCGTACCATCTAATTCATCAGGTCTATATATTATGCAAATAATACCCATCTCAGAACTACTGTTTAACATAACCGGTCTACATTCTGCAATAACATCTCCGTCATACGCCTTTAACATTTCTTCTTCAGCTTCTTTTCGTATTTTATCGAAACCCGGTAATAAGTTGTATATAGTGAATTTCTTTAATATTGTGTATACATCTTCTTCCTTTTCTATTATAGCTATCCAAAATGTTCTAGGATATATATTATCAAACTTTCTTAGTATCATATTCTTAATAGTCTACTGTCACTAATTGCTACATACATCTGTATATTGTTAAGTAATACAGGATCAAAGTAAATAGAATCTAACCAGTGAATCTTATAATTAGGTGTCAAGCATTCTTCAATAAACTGTCTCATTTTGTTTCTTTATATCTCTTTTTTAATTTAAGTTTAAATAAGTAAGCAAACATAATATCTTTAGTATCTTCATCATTTGACATTACTTCTTTAGCAAACTTAAATGGACTATTGCATATTACTTCTATAACACGATAAGGTAAATTATATTTGTTTGCTAGACTTGAGTAAATTGATATCTTTTTTTGCTGTTGCATTTATATAATATTCACTAGTTTCTAACTCTGTTAAAGATTCTCTGATGGTATTAGGTCTAATAGAATTTATTATTACTATGATATCATCTTCATCCAAGTCACGATTTCTGTATAGTATATCAGATAATTTCTTGATTTCTTTATTAGAGTAAGGTTTCTTCGGAACGAAAGAAGTTAATTTTAAATTAGAACGTAAGTTAAAAAGATGTCTGAAATATCGCACTAACCTATTACTTCTATTCTCTACATGTACTATATGCCCATTATCAAAGATCATATAGAAATGTTTATTATTTATTTTATTATTCATTTACTCTTAGTATTAATGTTATTTGCACCCTATCTTTTATTATCTCTGGAATTAGTATCTTATTAACTACTAATTCATCTTCTGCTTTTCCCTGTACTAAAAGACCCTCTTTCTTGAACTTACTTATATATCTACTTAAGTTATCTGGAGTAATACCCATAGTACTTTTAATCATTCTACGATTGTCAGTATTGGCTACATTTTTACTTACTCCAGGTATTGGAGTAAAGTTCACATCTAATTCAACGAACTTAGTAAGTAACTCCAATTCCCTATTTGTAAGTTGTAGTATACCATTTAAAGCGTTAAGGTATTCATAGTAAAGATTGCCTTTATTAACAGTCTTTACTAATTTATTCATCTAACAAATCTTTAATACTGTTGAGAACTTTATTTAAATTGTGGTATACAGTTTCTGCTTCTACTTTAACACATTGCTGCACATTACCTTCATTATAATTCTTCATCAGTTCATTATAATCTTTAGTATATGTATCAATCAAAGTATTAACATATTCTTTTACTTTCTCTAACTTATCACAACAGCATTCACATTCATCCTCATTATCATCTTCTTCTGCTTCTTCACTATACCAGATTACATAATCTTTGTTAGCTAATTCTTCCATAGTAGAAGAATCAAATGCCATTGAAGTATAAGTTTCTGTATCTGATACTACTTCAGATTTCTGAAGTTCCCACAAGTTTAAATCTTCAACTTTAGTAAACACATCACCTTTTTCAGCGAAGCTAAAATCCTTAATTACTTTGTATCCTTCCATATGTCTAACTTTTTATTTAATATCTTTTGTTTAAATTCTTGTATTCTGTTAAAGTTCTTCTTACACTCTTCATACCCATCAATTCTGCCTTGAATGTATCCTTCGTGTTTTCCTTGAGCATAAGTAAGAGCACCAAAGCCAATAACACTTACAAGTATTATTATTATTGTTCCCATAATGCCCTTAAAACGCACTAACATAAAAAGTGTTTAAAATATTTAACATTTATTAATGTTTAGTAAAGTAGTAGCAAAAAGAATGCCCCGCTTTGATGGCAGGGCAGCGATTTATTACTCTAAAAATAAAAACATTCAATTCATGAATGATAGCTTATTTAACGACTTTAGCTACAACGTCGTATGGTTTAACTAATTGTGAGTCTTTAAATAGATCAAAGTCTTTAGCAAATTTCTTAGGGTATACTATAGTATCACCAACCTTAATGGTACTATCAGTACCGATTGGAATAGATAGAACAATACCTTTTGCAAAATCTGATTCAACTTCTTTAGTATGAGTCTTTACTTCATACTTATTAAAACCTTCTTCATCCTTTTCCCCAGTAGGGATTTGCTCTGTATATTCTTTAGTAACCATGATAGGAGCTAAAGGTTTTACCAATATATCTTTTTCAAAACTATATTCCAATCCGTTTACCACTGTTTCTAGTACTTTATCTTCCATAATATTTACTTTATAATATCTATTAACGCAGTAAGTAAAGTAAGGTTACTCATCTATGTGATTAAATTTACGCTTAAAAATATATCCTTTATGGCAGATGTCCATTCTATCTTTAAAATTAGCGCAGTTCATATTATTAACAAACGCACAACCTACACAACAACCTTTACTAAGTTCAGGAGTAGCTATATAAGTTTTATTCCTGAAAACATATTCAATTCTATCTGCTTTTTTTTGTTCGTTCTTTTCCATAGTAATACCGTTTTAGGGGGCTACCTTTTTTTATTCAACGACCGCCAGAAAGGTAGCTAAACTGAGCCTACTTACGATTAGGATTCCCTGGTGCGCTTCTACTTTACAGTAACTTCTTTAAGCGTGGAATGTACTACGATCCCGTGTACTTAGGGCACATTACTTTGTTAATTTATTTAGTATGATATAAGCTAGACACCCTAACATACCTACTAAACATAGTGCAGTAAATTCTGTCATTTAACTGTATTTATTTCTTTCTTAAACTGTTTATATAAATCCTCAGAGAAAGTATATTCTATTTGTCCTGGTAAAGTAAAGGATCTATAATTATCATCTAGCTTATAGTTCTTACTTATCTTACTTAAGTAAAGGCAATTAGAATATTGCTAGTCTTTCTATCTTATAAAATAATAATTCATTCTTTGTTATTTATTTCTGGAGCAGTGATATAACTGTATATCATTGTCGTTATACTTACTGTATATATAATTGCTAATATTATCATAAATAAGTAAAGATTAATTCTAAAGTAATAGGACTTACATCATCTACTTTAGTTAATTCTTCTAATATGTCTTCTGTATTCATACTGTATTTAACTGTATCTACTGTATACAGTAACGTATATTTAACTATATTAGTTGTTATTATTAACATTTATTATGAATATTTATTTAAGTTTAATAGCTATTTTTTAACATTATTTAAAATAAAAATATATAAAAAATTTTTTGGTGAAGAAATCTGTGTGTGGGAACCAGCAAAAATTCACACCCCTCTACCTTGTATCGGAGTGGAACACCCCTACGGGCTTGTATCTGTTGGGCTATTCCACACAAGTAACAAGTAATCAAGAAAGGAGAAAAAAATCATGTTAAGCAAATTGATTTCAGCAGAAAAAAGAACTCGAACTAATGGCGATGAGTTTTACGTGTGTACATTTAGTTATTCACAAGGCGTTAAGGATGCACCTACATTCATCACGATTGGAGGTGTTAAGGTATTGAACCCCCAAGCGGCTGCAATACGCAACATTAATCTTGTTAAGTGTTTGTTTCCGACTGAGGACGAAACTGCGAAAGCGTACAAGAAAAATCTTGACCGATTTATTAAGTGTATGGAAAACGATTCAAAAACCTTTACAACCAAGAAAGGAGAAGTTGTTAAATTATCTGATTGTGAATTTTCATTGCCACTAGTTTATAAGACCTTGCCGGTTAGTGAGGTTTTAGGTGTAAGTAAAATTTACTACGCTGACGCAAATGGTGAACAAAAGGAATTAACACAACTTAATGCAGTTGGGTATTCACGTCTTGAGATGATTGTCGACGAAAAGACGGGCGAAATTACTGATTATAAAGATTCAAACGAATGGGATAATGACCTTAACGGAGGAACTTATATTGAAGTAATTACAAGGAACGCAAATGCAAACATTGCTAACGGTTCATATTGGTATGAGAAACGTATAAACAAACCAGAAGCAAATGAAAGTGTTAGTAATCCTGTTTCAGAACCCGAAAAAACTCAACAAACTGATGACGAGGACGATGACGAGTAAACTTAATATATAGCTCTTGCAGTCTGACTGTGAGGGCTATGGTTTACCGTTTCAAACTAATTGAGTCATCATTATAGCAACTTTCTAAACTTATTTTTTATCAAAAAACAAC